AATTATGATCCCTCGAATTATGATCCCTCGAATTATGATCCCTCGAATTATGATCCCTCGAATTATGATCCCTCGAATTATGATCCCTCGAATTATGATCCCTCGAATTATGATCCCTCGAATTATGATCCCTCGAATTATGGCGACAATAATATTTTACTAAATTTCACACGTTTGGCGAAATGATTATTGCTTTTTACTGCATAATTGGGTATATTCGATAGAAAAGGAGATAATATGGCCCGAGTAGCAGACCCAACCAGAATCCGTATTTTAAAAGGCAATCCGCGCCAACATGCGCTGCCTAAACACGAACCAAAGCCGAAAGAAATTGAAAAAGCACCAAAAGCGCCTAGCCACTTATCCGAGTTAGCGGTAGTAGAATGGAAGAGGGTATGCGGCATACTATCAAAAGTAAGAGTCATAACAGAGGCCGATTTACAAGCGTTGGCTATATACTGTGCGTCCTACGCTCAATATGTGGAAGCCACTGAAAAACTACGCGAAGAAGGCATGACTTATATTGACAACCACGGCTTCCCGAAAATAAACCCCTATTTCAACATCGCAAGACAAATTCTGCCAGAAATCATCAAATTAATGATGCAATTTGGGTTAACGCCGGCATCCAGGCCAAAAATCATTGCAGAATCCCCTAAAAACGAGGAGAATGAGTTTTTAAAACTTACCCCATGAGTTTTGTAAAAGTAGCGGAAAAGTATGCTGAAGATGTCAAAAATAAGAAGATTTTAACCTCAAAATGGGTAAAAATGGCCTGTAACCGCTTTCAAAAAGACTTAAAGTCAAAAAAATTTACTTTCGACTCTAATTCAGCCGAAAGAGTTTGCAAGTTTATTGAGTTGTTGCCCCACATCAAGGGGAAGTGGGACACTAAAACGATAAAATTACAGCCGTGGCAGGTTTTTATACTTGTGAACGCTTTTGGCTTTAAAAATAAAGATGGAAACCGCCGTTTTAGGACAATTTATATCGAAGTTCCGAGAAAAAATGGAAAAAGCAGTCTCTCATCAGCCGTAGCCTTGTATATGTTGACTTCCGACTCAGAGCAAGGAGCGGAAGTCTACTCTTGCGCTACTACAAGAGACCAGGCAAAGATAGTTTTTAATGACGCTAAGATGATGTGTAAAAAAACGCCTGCTTTGTGTAAGGCTTATGGCGTAAACATCAACGCTCATAATATACATATCCTCGATACCGCCTCGAAATTCGAGAGTTTGAGCAGTGAAGCGGATACGCTTGACGGACTTAATGTCCATTTTGCTTGCCTGGACGAATTGCATGCCCACAGGACAAGGGAAGTTTTTGACGTAATCGAGACCTCCACAGGTTCCAGAAAACAGAGCTTAATATGGCTTATATCTACCGCCGGAAGCAATAGAGCGGGGATATGCTACGAACAGAGAACTTACGTCTCTAAAATACTGCAAGAAGTAATAGAAGATGATACCTATTTTGGTATTATTCATACTATAGACGATGGCGACGACTGGCGAAAAGCGGCCTCTTGGCGAAAAGCGAACCCTAACTATGGTATTTCCGTTCTACCAGAAGATATCAAGCGATTAGCCACTAAGGCTTATGAGACGCCATCGGCGCAAAACACTTTTTTGACAAAACGGCTTAATGTGTGGGTGTCTGCGGATTCCAGCTGGCTAAATATGGCAAAATTAGAGTTATGCGTCCAAAAAACCTCTATAAACGACTTTTTAGGGGCTGAATGTTGGATAGGGCTTGATTTAGCGTCAAAAGTGGACATTGCGGCAATGGCTATACTATTTGCGAAAGAAAATACCGTTTATTGCTTCATGAAGTTCTATCTCCCCTCTGAAACGGTATCTGCTGGGGCGAACTCCCAGTATGAGGGTTGGGTTGCTCAAGGATTACTAACGGAAACCGAAGGAGCGGTAATCAATTTTGGTGATATTGAAGATGATATGAAGTCCTTGGCCCGGAATTATAAAATCAATTCCGTTTCTTACGACCCGTTCCAAGCAACCCAATTCTCACAACGTATGCTCGCCGAAGGATTCCCTATGGTAGAAATGCGGCCTACTGTCTTGAACTTTTCGGAGCCAATGAAACACTTAGAAGCGTTGGTATATGAAAAAAAGTTTGCATATGATGGTAATCCCGTGTTAACCTGGATGTTTTCTAATGTTGTATCGCATAGAGACAATAAAGATAACATATACCCGAAAAAAGAGCGCGACGACAACAAAATCGACGGCGTTGTAGCCATCATCATGGGGCTTAATAGACTTATTGCTAACTACTCCACGAAAAGTAAGTATGAAGAGGGAGATCTGTTCGTCTTATGAAAATTGTAGTCTTCGGAGACGGCTCAATAGCAAAGAGGCATAAGTCTATACTCAAACGACTCGTAGACCCTGAAATTCTTACAAGCACCATACGAATGGGGTATTACGATGCCTACTCCTATTTACGCCAACACGCTCCTAATTTTGTCTTCGTCTGCACGCCTACAGATAGTCATTTGCTGTATACCCTGGCTGCTATAGACTTAAACATACCTGTTTTTCTGGAAAAACCGATATCCTCCAGTAAGGAAGAATTTCGCAACTTCAAAAAGCGCTACAATAATGAGATTATATATGTCGCTTATCCTTTCCGTTTCCACCCGTTAATTCGTATGGTAAAAGACACCTACAACCAAGAGACGCTTGTCTCTGCTTGCCATACTAGCGTAGATAAATGGGCTAAGCCTTACTCCTATAGCCGAAAGACTGGCGGGGGAGCGATTTTGGAGCTGTCGCATCAGATAGATATAGTCTACTACATAACCGGTAGAATTGACAGCCTGAGTTTAGTATATCAAAGACTTAGAGACGACATAGACATCTTGTCTATACTTGATTTTGACGGTCATGAGGTCCTTTTAAGTTTAGATAGCCCTTGTGAGGAAAAGTCCATCACGGTCGGAGACAGAAAATTTATATACGAAATCTCCAATAAAGAATACGAGGCTCAAATAGTTTTTTTCCTCGCTAACCCAAGAGCCGCAAGCAATTTTAAGGAATTGGCTATTTTACATGAACATATTAACAACTATTCTATTTAGAGAGCACAGCAAGCGGTTACACCGCAAGAATTTTAGGGTTTTAAATGGTCGGCCATTAGTTGAATGGTCTGTTAGACAGGCATGCCACGCTGCCCTTGGTGATATAGTTTGTTCCTCCGACTCTGCCAAAGAGTTAAGCATCCTCCGCGATAGATACCCAGTCCATCTTATCTTACGCCCTTCTTCCCTTGCCGGAGATGACACCCCAAAAATGTCATCTCTGGCTTACACCTTATTGATGATGGAGCGTAAACAACAATGCACATACGACTTAGTGCTGGATTTGGACGTTACCAACCCATTACGCCATATGGAAGACATATTTGGCATAGTTGACGCGTATAAAAAGGATAACCGTGATTGTTACATGTCTGTCGTCTCATCTAGGCGAAGTCCGTATTTTAATCAGCTCATTCCTTCAGATGTGGGCTATAGCCTCTTACCAACAAAAACGTATTTTAGGGCACAAGACACGCCCAAGGGCTACGATCTAAATTGTAACCTATACCTCTATGAGCGGTCGTTTTTACTCCGCTGTAAAGGCGTTTTTGAGGGCTCTTATGGGCTATATGAAATGGCCAAGGATACTTTCTGCGATATTGACGATGAAATAGATTTTAAATTGGTAGGGGCGCTATGTGGTCGTTACCTGAAATAAATCACGGATTACTAACTAAATACAACTGGCTGGTGCTCTACCCCGAAAATCTTACACTAGGGGTAGATACGGATATAGGGGCTTTCTCCCTAATAATGGCTAAAAACGGTGTCCATATAGGCGATAACGTTATGATTGGTAGCCATGTGGCCATCTATTCCGCCTCTACTATCGATAGCAAGTCTGGACCGGTCACTATACATAGAAATGCCAAGATTGGAAGCCATAGCGTTATTATGCCTAATGTTACTATCGGGGAGAATAGCATTATAGGGGCGTTTAGCTATGTTGTAAGAGACATACCGCCTAATACAGTTGTGTTTGGCATTCCTGCATCTAAAGGGAAAGAACTATTATGATTTTTGCTACCTCCAGGTCCGACTACGCCCTGTTATCCATACTAAATGAAGAACTAAAAGACTTAATGGTAGTATCTAACTACTCTTACGCGGATAAAAAATGCATAGCATTAGGCATAGACCAAGAAGACGACTCAAAGCGCGGGGCTGTATGCTATTTTAACCTGTATTCTTACAAAGCCATGCAGGTTATAGATAGATACAACCCCGACTATATAGTTTTACTCGGCGATCGTTACGAAACGCTCGCTATAGCAGCCACAGCAACCCTATACAACAAAAAGATAGTTCACATACATGGAGGGGAGGCGACGTATGGCGCTTACGACGATTGTTTTAGGCATGCAATTACTAAGATGTCGCATCTACACTTCCCCGCTCATGATGTATATGCTGAGCGTATTATACAAATGGGGGAATGCCCTAATACCGTGTTTATGTGTGGGTATCTCGGTGCTAACATAAAAAAGAGGAAGCACAAGACTAATAATACTTGTCTGTTTCACTACAACCCGGAGACGCGTGAAGATTATATTGACGTGTTATCCCAATTGGAATCTAGTTTTTCAGGTGATATAATCTCTATCGAGCCTAATAAAGACGAGGGATATAGCAAGATACGAAGAAGTAAAAAACACTACTCTACTATGCCGAGAAAAGACTACATCAAGTTGATGAAATCAGTGGACTTTATAGTAGGTAATTCGTCTGCCGGTATAATAGAAGCGCCTTTGGCTGGTGTCCCTGCAATTAATGTCGGGAATCGGCAACAAGGCCGTTTAATGGCCAGAAGCATTATAAATCAACCTATACCAGAGGCCATAAAGATAGTATACTCCAATGAGTTTCAAGATATGATACGTTCTAACTACGAAGTATATTACACAGGCTATAAAACCGCAGAAATGATGTCTATCTACATTGACAGTTACATACCATTAATAGGGGTTAAAAAGCACTTCCATGATAAATCCTGTCATAATACATAGCTATGAGACGCTATTGCAAGCGCTGGCGTCTAAAGACATAGCAACTAACAGCAAATACGTTACTAAATTAAAGGATACTCTATCTGAGTATTTTGGCACACCTCATATTACGCTTACTAATTCAGGGACCGCCGCCTTATTCCTTGCGCTGGCAAGGATAAAGCAAAAAGCAAATGAGAAATACCGATATAATAAAAGAAAATATGTGCTTACCTCCCCGATGTCGTTCATCGCTACCGCTCACGCTATTAAACAGGCGGGTTTAGAACCGTTTTTCACGTCTCTCTCGAAAGATGACGGCAACATGATAGTATCTCGGTATAAAATGGTTAGACCATATATACTTGCCGCTTTACCCGTTCATTTCTATGGTAACCCATGCAACATAGGTGAGATTGACAGGGTATTAAATGAAGATATGATGGATAAGACGGGGTACCGTATCCCTATAGTAGAAGATGCGTGCCAGAGTATAGGCTCAAAACTTAATGGTGAATTGACAGGTAAACTTGGCGATTTTGGATGCTTTAGTATGAATTCCAACAAGATATTGAATGCTGGAGGCGGTGGGCTCGTCATATCAAAAGATAAAGAAGACCATGAAATAGTTGAAGCTATGGCCAATCAAGGATATTATGTGGTTTATAGTGGTTTGCGGCAACGAATATCCCCATATGTAGGCTACAATTATCGAATGACGGGTTTACATGCAGCCTTAGCACTAGATAGTTATACGCATTTAGAAGAGACCTTGGCGCTAAAAAGAGAACTGCATCAATTATACGTGGATAATCTATGCGAACGAGCTAAACAGTTTACTCCTATAGGGGAGCCTAATTACTGGACAAATGTTATATTTTCGAAAAAAGCGCGTCTGCTAGTCCAGGATTTAAAAAGGCATAACATCCCTAGCGGCCACCCATTCCCACCCATAACCTCTTTTCCGCTATATGCTAAGGATAAAAAGATAAGGGGCAATTCAGCATCGTACATACATAAATATGGAGTTTGTTTACCCAGTTACACAACTAAGGAGATAGCACTAAAGGCATGCGATCGAATAAACTTAATATTAAAGGGCTAACGGTTCTAATTACAGGCGGCACGGGCACGTTAGGCCATGCACTTGTTGAAAATCTACTCCAGGAAAACCCTAATAAAATTATAGTATATAGTAGAGACGAGTATAAACAATACGTAATGCGAAAAAAGTATGACATACAATTCGTCTTAGGGGACATACGAGATTGTACCAGGTTACTATATGCTGTTCGTAATGTAGATGTTGTTATACATGCCGCCGCGTTAAAACACGTAGAAAGCGGAGAAATCAGTCCGCAGGAAGTTATTAAAACTAACGTGTATGGAACCCAGAACGTAGTAAACGCTATTATTAACTCGTCCGTAAGAACAGGAGTTTTTGTATCCTCGGATAAAGCAGTTGAGCCGATTAACCTGTATGGTGCGACTAAGTTAATAGGGGAGAAAATATTTCTTGCAACGGGTACGGAGTTCTTCAAAAAATTTATGGTCGTAAGATCTGGTAACTTTTACGGCAGCCGCGGCAGTGTTGTAGAATGGTTTAGACTGCTTAAGAGTCAGGGCGCTAAAGAGTTCCCCGTAACCGATTCACGGATGTCTAGGTATTTTATAGACGTGGACACCTTTGCTAAAATCATTCTTCATGTTATATGCAACCGAGAGGACGGCGACATATGCATACCCAAGATGGAATCTGTTAACATAGCCACATTAGCTAGATCTATAGACCCTAACGCGGCCTTAGTGGAGGTCGGAATGAAACCAGGCGAGAAATTGCACGAGTCCCTATGGTCACCGTATGAAAACCCTATAGAGGAGAAAGATTACTATGTCATTGCAAAAAAGGCAGTCTGAATTTACTCGAATGGTATCTTTGCTTATTCAATACGCTACGCAGAAAGGGTATGAATTGACTTTTGGCGATGCCTATGCAAAGACAGGGCATAAGGTTAACTCGTTTCACTACTCCAGGTTGGCCATAGACCTAAACCTATTCAGAGACGGTAAATACCTGACAGACACGCAAGACCACGAGCCGCTAGGACTATTTTGGGAGTCTATAGGCGGAACATGGGGAGGACGATTCAATGACGGAAACCATTATAGTTTTGGTGAGAAATGATAGTTGTTGCCGGATGTAAAGGTCTTATAGGAAAGGCTATACACAATCATTTAGGTTGTCACGGCATAGACATAGAAACAGATGTTATACAGTATGCCAAAGATACGGACATATCTGTTTTCATAAATGCTACGTATCCGAAAACCATGGCGTCGCATATTCGCCTTTTTTTCAACACAACAGAGATATTGTGCCAAAAAAAACGCAAAATTTCTATAATCAACATGGCCTCTATATATGGAGTTATTGCCTCTAAGCCATACCTATATGAAGATACCCTTATGAGTATGCCCTCGTGGTATGGGTTTGTTAAGGCTGGAATAATCCATCATGCTAAATTAATGACTACTGAGTACTATAAGTATGGAGTAAGGGTTAATTGCATAAGTCCTTGTGGTGTGCACGACCCAGTCAACCCGGTAAACCCAAATTTTCTAAGCAAGGTATCGAAAATATCACCATCCGGTAAACTAATAGAGGCAAAGGATATCCTGCCTGCTATAGATTTTTTATTGCGTGATACTACCATAAGTGGTCAAAACATTATAATAGATGGGGGGTTTACGTTATGAATACGAGCCTAATTTTAGATGTAGGGGTAAATCATAATGGCAGTATATCACGAGCTATAAAACTTATTGACGCCATCGCAGAAGTAGCCAATCCAAAAATCATGGCTAAATTTCAAGTGTGGAGCAACGGGCGCTTCCCAAACCTGTCTCATCTATCTTTTAGATATGCAGAATTTGAGGAACTCTTTCAATATTGTGAGAGTCGGGGCGTGCAATGGTGCGCAACCCCATTTGACATGAAGGCCATTGACTTTCTGGCGTCCCTACATATGCCTATATGGAAAATCGCAAGCGGTTTCATTACTAATTATTCGTTCATAGAAAAAGTAAACTCAGTTGCGGAAGATATAGTTCTATCAACTGGGATGGCTACTATAGATGAAATTAATAAGGCTATGCTGCATCTGGATGGCCTAAAAGTGTCTCTATTACATTGTGTGTCTGAATACCCCGCGCCAATAAGCAGCTTAAATTTAAGGTCTATATCGTATCTAAAAGACAATTACAACGTGCCTGTAGGGTATAGTGACCATAGCGGTAACCCAAAAGTGCTACACTACGCAGTTATAGCGGGGGCGGATATGCTAGAATGTCATATAACCGAAAGCCGCTCACTAGACGGCCCGGATCATAGGGCCTCACTTGAGGTATGCGAGCTGAAACAGACATTGCAAGAAATAGCATTTGCAGAGACCCTATGTGGCGACACTAAAAAAGCGCCTACGTATTGCGAATATTATAAAAGGGATAAGATAAGGAGTCTGATGAATGAAATATTGTAGCCGATGCGTGACACCGGATACCCGCCCACGCTTAACGTTCGACGCTGATGGCGTATGTAGTGCCTGCCAATGGCATGATAAGAAGCAAACAAGCATTGCCTGGAACGTTCAACTGGATACGTTAGGCACATTGTGCGACCAGCATAGACGGATTGACGGCCGTTTTGATATAATCGTGCCATGCAGTGGGGGCAAAGACGGGTCGTATGTAGCAAACATAATGAAACATATTTTTCATATGAACCCGCTTTGCATAACATTCGCTCCCCAAATTCAAACCCGTATAGGGCGTATTAACCTGGAGAACTTCAAGCAGAGTGGGTATAGCCATCTAACCGTCCAGCCTAATTCTGACATATACAAGGCGTATTCTAAACGCTCTTTTGTAGATAGGGGTATGCCTAAGCAGCCCTTCGTAACAGGGATATCTACTTCTATCTTACGCCTTGCAGAACTGTTTGACATTAATTTCGTTATGTATGGCGAACAAGGAGAACTAGAATACGGTGGTAACGCTAACTACATAGAGAAGTTTAATAGGGAGTTTCTACTGCAAGTATACTACGAAGGTGAGGACCCTAGCAAATATGGCTATTGGTGGCAACTACCTAGCCAGAAATCACTTGACAACATAACAGCTACTTGGTATTCCCTCTACGAAGACTGGGACCCACAGCGCCACGCTTTAGAAGCTAAAGAGAAATTCAACTTGGTAATGACTGTTGGCGGTAGTATAGGAACATTCACAAACTACGCCCAATTAGACGATGTTATGCAGGACTTGCATGCGTATATGATGTTTCTTAAATTCGGGTTCGGTCGTTGCACGTCTGACGCTTCTATAGAGATAAGACGCGGACGTATGACCAGAGAGGAAGGCGTCAAAGTAGTTAAAGTCCTAGATGGCATATTTCCGTTAGAGTATCTAGATTACTACCTAGAATATTTCGACATGAGCAAACCAGATTTTTATGCTGTATTAGATAAACACGCTAACAAAGCACTTCTTACAAAAACTAATTTGGACAATAGGCCCTATGTGCTTAATGATGTTGTGTCTCAAAGGCTTTAAACTGCCTGATCTAAATAGAATCATATCAACTAATCCCGATGGTTTGGGCTTACTATACTCGGATAACGGCCTTAAACTCATTAAGACTTACCCCAAGGATTCCTTGTATAACCACAAGGTTTCTGAAATATTTCATCTGCTACCCTTCCTCCCGACGCCGTTCTTGCTTCACTTTAGAACGGCGTCCTCCTCCCCTATAGACTACAAGAACACACAGCCCTTACTAATATCTGAAACCTTAGGCTTCGCTCATAATGGAAACTTGATAGGGTTTGATGGCGGGTTATCGGATTCGGTCCAGTTTGCCCTATGTTTAAAAGACAATTGCATTCTGACTAAGATAGAAAGAATCGCTAAACTAAACTTCTCTAAAATGGTATTATTTACCCCGGCATCTTACGTCTTAATAAATCGAGAGTTGTGGCAATTTAAAGACAACGTGTATTATTCCAATAGTGGTCTTGATAACTACTACGGCTATGGGTATAGTGGCGTGTATTCAGGGGCGAAGCCCACAAGTGGTGTTACGTCACCGTTTATATTCAGAGATCCGTCTAAATGGCGCATGTGTGAAAGATGTGGAGACTTTTACTTGATGGCAGATAACTACTGCAAACCCTGTGGAGCACTTAATGACCTATGCACATAAAAATACCTTTCCAATCTAGTTACTACACTTCTAATGCAATTATCATAACTGGTGTTGGCAGAAGCGGAACATCTATACTAGGCAAATTAATTGGCAGTATGCGTAATACTGTATATCTTTACGAACCAATAATAATGAAATACGCCTATAAACTCAATAGGGCGGTGCTCCGAACTATACTTTTCGAGGACTACATACTACCAACTTTGCAGTATCGCGGCAACACGAATGACACAGATGATTCTTTTATGGGTCATTACTGTGTTGACCCCGAGCGAAAACTACTACGGCGACGACTAGACGCTATTAGATACTATAAAAACAATAAGATCGTTCCTGTAATAAAGTCTAATGAGTGTCAGCATTTGGCAGAGAAATACCGCAAGATATTCCCTAAAAGTCGAATAGTGCATATCGTTAGAAACAGAGAGAGTGTAGTCAAATCTGCTTTGCTACGCGAATGGTACACAGACAAATATTTAAAGACTATGATAGAGCCTACCTTACGTTTTGCCCCTGTGTTTATCCGCAACCCCATAGACTTTAAGCATGCGGACACTAGAAGTAGAGTAGAAATGGTTTATGACGACTTGTTAAGCTACAATTACTTTTATGACCTAACTATAAAATACGAAGAACTATGTGCAAATCCCGAAAAAATTACTATGGATATCGCAAGCAGTTTAAACTTACAACCATCAGAAAAGACACATGAGCATATTAAAAAGATTAAAAACCATACGGATATCAACCGCTCTACCTGATATATTTGCTGCTGCCGGTTTAATTTTTATATGGACTGGGCTTAGCCAATATGATATTATAATAGCGGAGACAACTGTTGGGGCTATATTTCTAATTTTGGGTATTATTGGAGGCTTAAAAAAATGATTCTCACTAGTCTATTTGAGAAAAGAGAAAACCTATCCCGCCCCACAGATAGCTTTATTAGCCTATTCGGACAAGGGACGCATACCAATCAGATAATAAATCCAGACATAGCAATGAAAAGCAGCGCTATATTTGGTGGCATCCGTGTGATAGCCGAATCTGCGGCATCCCTGCCGTTACATTTGTTCAAGCGAACGATTAACGGAAAAGAGAAAGCATTGTCTCACCCACTATACCATGTTCTGCACACAAAACCCAACCCCTATATGGGTGCCATGGCTTTTCGTGAAGCCCTGATCACCCAGATGTATCTATACGGCACCGCTTACGCTGAGATAGAACGCAATGTTAATGCTGTTGTTGGGCTATACCCACTCCTGTCAAAAAACATGCGCATGAGTCTGGTAGGCGATAAGTATCTGTATCTGTATACTATCAAAGGCAAAGAATACATACTTGATGACTCACGTATATTTAGGATATCCGGGTTTAGTAGCACGGGGTTAGTAGGATACAGCCCTATCTTACAAGGCAAAGAGGCCATAGCACTGTCTATGGCATTGGAAGAATACGCAGCCCGATTTTTTGGAAACGGGGCAAAGCCCGCCTCCGTGTTAGAACATCCTGGGGAGCTTAGTAGCAAAGCCAAAGAGAATTTAAGACGTGCCTGGGCGGAGCAGCATCAAGGGCTAAGCAACGCGCATAGGATGGCCGTATTAGAGGAAGGGATGAAGCTGCATGAATACGGCATAAACCCAGACGAAGCACAGGCTATTGACGCGCGTAAATTCCAAATAGAGGAGGTATGTAGATTGCTAAACATACCACCTCATATGCTGAAACACCTAGATAAAGCGTCCTTCTCTAACATTGAGAAGCAATCACTTGAATTTGTTCAATACTGCCTTATGGGGTTATTAGTTAGAATAGAACAAGCACTTACAACTCAGTTATTAACCGACAAAGAGATTAAAAAGTATTACTTCGAGCATAATATAAAAGGCTTGCTACGCGCAGATGTTAAGACCCAAAATGAGGCCTACGCACTAGGGCGCCAATGGGGCTACTTAAGCGTTAATGATATTCGAGAAATGGAGAATGAAAACAAAATTGCTAACGGGGATGTCTATTTACAGCCTATGAATATGGTTGATTCCAAACTGTCAGCAGATAGCTTCCAGGATGAAGATGTCGAGACGGTAGATGCAAATTAGTAGATTCATAGCCGGACAGGCGCGTATCTATAATACCTACATGCCGCAAATAAAAAGAGCGTTGTCTAAGGTAGTTCATAAAGAAGTGTCTAATGTAGCTAGTATGATAACGGATAGCGCCCGGCAACTCCCCTCCCCTAAGACCTTGAAAACCTCTATTAATCTAAATGACTTTCAGCTAGAACTAATAGAAATGTATAGGACTATGCCCGCTTATGTAGACCGACGGGTTAGAGGGGTATTTACTGCTCTGCTAGAAGCCTCAAACGTATTTGCCAGCGCCCAGTTTAGTGATGCGGTTTGGGCGCTAGACACGTTTTTAGACGATTACTTGGAACTATTTTCAAGTCGCTATACTTACTCCTCCCTTAATCAGCTGCTGCAAATAGTCAAGGGGGTTACAGCGGAAACCGCCCCTGCTGAAGTGTATAGGCGCCTAAGTGAATGGCTGGCAAACCGGGCAACTAAAGTCGCCAGGGATGAAACTATACGGTTGATGAATGCCACTAACGTTGCGACTTGGCGGCAAATTGGGGTTTCCAAACTTCGTTGGCAAACTACTGGGGCCAAAAACTGTCCTTGTTGTGACGCACTTAATGGGATGGTAATTTCAATTGAGAGCTATTTTATAGATACAGGCCAGGTTATATACGCAAAATATGAAACAAAAGACCGAAAAGGAAAAGCTATGGCGTTAAAACCAGGTAGGAAATCGCATCCCCCCTTACATAGGGGCTGCAATTGCGTAGTAGTTCCGACGGAAGATGTAATAACTGTAAAAGATCCTAAAGTTATCTATACACCAAATGAGCGCTAAAGTTAAAGACATTATTAATACCTGGCTTAAAGAGGGTAAAACAGGTTCCATAAATATAGAGCCTGTTGGCGCTGATATACGGGTTACTATAACTGAAACATGCGCCCCGTCCGACCTTAACAGCATATCTGTCAATAATCATATACAGATTAACGTTTTTAAAGGCGGCATAGGGAATGTTAACATAAGACATATATACGATATAAAAAATGATTAACATATCCTCCCTGCTGGATAACTATAATTCTGCCTGTAATACCAGATATCGCAGCATAACCACGCTGCTAGAAACAGAATACAGACACTCTTGCACCTCAGTCAACGAGATAGCCGAACGGTTACAGGTTAACCTCGTGCACCTATACAAACTAATAGACTCCCACACCACTAGCAGAAGAAGCCGTTCGGAGCGGGCAGACGCATATTGGGAGTGGTTGAAGTGCAAACACAATGGCAACGGCTCCCTAAAAGACTGGTTGCGGAGTCTGTATGAGCAGCATAAAACCTTTGAAAGTGTGGGCAGAATAATTTACGTAAGCGGTGGAGCCGTGCGCCGCAAATTTAAAAAGTTGGGGCTATCCCCGTTGCCTAAAGGATGCAGAGCATACACTAACTGGAAGTATAAACAAATAAACGCACTACTTAGAGATGGAGCTTCCGATACCGTGATAATGAATCAAGTAAGATGCTCAAAAACATATATTTGTCATCTCCGGCGAAAGCTCAATGTTTGAAATGCTTTTGACCGAATTTTCTAACAGCGGTATAGTAGGTTTTAGCCCGCATCTTTCTTAGAAATTTCATGATGCCCCATTTAGTTTTTTCTTCTATCAAAGCATTTAAATTCTCTAAGAATAGCACGTCCGCTTGTAGCCGATCCGCCTCTGTTCTTCCTACAAAATACATCCAATCATGGATATTGCAGGCTTCGGATATGCACAGACCCCATACCGTATCTGGTATGATTCCCGCTTTCCAACCCGAAGGACCGCAGCCGTTGCATATTTGCGCTTTAATCTCTGTATTTGCGTTTTTATAGGATTCAGGTGCTTTCATTGTGACATATATTGGTCTACTTTTCCCATAAACCGGGTAATGCTGGTTAGTTCGCTATATATCTTTTCTCTTGAAACTTCATGCTTGTTGTCTAGTAGGGATATCAATTGTTTTATGTTGGATAACTGTTCTGATATACCTGCTTTACATTCTTGCCGTTCTTTTTCACAATCGACTCGCGCCATACACTTTCCTCTTTCCGTTTTAACCCGTTCAATTTCTTTCCCTATACTTTCTATCTTCTCTTTGAGCCGCCCAAAGTATAGAATCATCCCTACTACTCCAGACCCCCCACCGAAAACAACCGCTATAACTACAGGCAACAAGTCCATATCACTTTACACTCCCCACATATTCCAATACTGGTAAATCCTTGTCATACGGTATTATCCCGCCTGAATACACAAAAACTCTTATGTATTCTTCAGGCTCATAATACCCTGAATAGATATCCTTGTCAATTTGATTCCATATAGGGTAAAGCTTCGCCGTTCTGTCCGTAGCATCCGCTTGATAGATAAAATTCAACTCTTGCTTTCTATAATACTGAATTCCATCAACTTCTATAGTCTCCAGCCACTCAAGCTTAGCCGCTCCTTGGCATAACCGAAGATAGTCTGTATGAAATTCTATAGTGTATTCCACCTCCTCTATCACTCCGGAAAAAACCTTCCCTTGAAGCATGTAGCAGGTTTGTTCATCCGCCCATACACAACAGCATAATAGTAGAAACATTATAAAAGTTTTCATCTCATACCCCCATAATATTGTTAATGTCTGCTATCCCTAAAACCTTGCCAGGATTACGAATACCAAAAATCAGTCCTTCCCATCCAGTAGTCGGAGGCGTCCATGTGCTTGAGTCCTCCCACGCCCCGATATCCCAATCAGCATTAATAGGTCTTGTCCTACCTACTATGTCGTCATCAAAAGCATAGTTAGCGTCAGCACTAAGATCCGTGCCGTTTTCCCGCGCTGCTGCATCCGTGCTGTCTAGTGATAAGTCGTCCCCTGCGCTGTTTTCAAATACTACCCCATCACCGTCAGTGCATGTAGTTTTTGTCCATGTTCCGTTCCAATTTCCTACTGTCCCGCCCTCAGAGATACAATTCTTCGCTACTCCTGTCCCCCCAGCATGATTAAAATTATATTGTGCGGAATCCCATCCCGTGCAGTTATAGAAATAGACAGTAGAACCGGTAGCACTGCTACTTATATCGAAATCACCTCTATTCGCTGGAGGCTGATTGTTGGCGCATATGCAATTGACAATATATATGGTGGCCGAAGCCCCATTAATTATCAATCCGCCAAGGTATCCTCCCCCTGCATTTGTAGAGTCAAAACATATCACTCCTATTGCGCTTCCCCCGTTCCCACCAATTCCTATGCAGTATGAACTTTTCAAATCGTTTTGGGTGGCTTTGAATATAATATCCTGTAATTGGAAGTAAGCTTCCGAAGCATTGATAATATGAAAATTAGTGTATGCAGTAGTTCTATGAAAGAAAACTCCATTATTAGGTGTCCCGTCATGCCCTTGACCTGTCGCCGGTTTTATCACACGAAAATAACTTGAATTAGTAGTCGCCCCGGCAACCCCCACTTCATCGTCGAAGCTAGCCGCATCATCATAACACTCTAGCACCTCGCCATTAGTAGCGGTCACAAGGTCGTTGTCCGTTGCACTCTCCCACGTAGCAAGACTTGTATAATCTCGGGTTACATTTCCATAGGTAGACGTATTATACGAACTTGGTAATCGCCTTGAACTAGCCATTACAACACCTTCTTTGTGCTATATCGAAAAGTTCCTAGATGTTTATCTTTGCAAATACTTACTTTTTCAGAGAAATCAATAATAATCTCTTTCATAGGCTGATACTCCTGCCCGAAATCTTCTACCATAGAAACGTCCAAATCAGGCTTCCACCCTTGTTTTAGGACGTCAAATGGGATTTGAAACCTTCTTTTTCCTACTGTTGGGGGTATGACCGCAAAGCCCGTAGCCTCATCAATCACAAAATCTTTAGGCTTTTTTCCGTCTTGATAATAAGGAATCTGCATCTCGGCAACTTCTTGTTCTGACAGCCCGTCAACCACTACTATAAGATACTCTTTCCGCTCTATAGTCCCCCAGCTCCACGGATGAGGCTTAGCTGCTATAATGTCACCTTGTTTTTTTCTCTTATGCCCACTTGGCAAATCTGCCTCGTCCCTTGCTGCTAACGCTAACTCCCACATCATGAGCTTACCTCAATATATGTTTTATCTGGGTCGAAATACATCACCGCTGTAGAATACGCGTACCCTGCTAGCCTTACAATCTTGCCTACTCCGGTTGATTTGTTGCCTACATTCCCTGCCGCCGTGCTAATAAAAAGCTCCGCCCCTCTAGTGTATGCCCATGCATTGTCTCTCACAAAACCTTGTAACACGAACACACCGGAAGAACTGGAAGCTATAGACGACCCCGCCACGCCAAGCATTCCTTTGGCCGTAGCCGTTGTGCTGTTAATAGCTTTGTAGAACTTTCCATCTGACTTGTAGTAGCATACTTTCCCGAAACCAATAGCCTCCCCCGCTACCGCATTCATAATAACCCCCTCATAAGCGTTATCCGTAGATGGGACAGTGTGAAATAACGATTTCTTATTAAGCGTTAAATTTCCAGCTAATTGAGGAGAAGTATCATACTGCAACTTAGGTGTTGCCCAGTTACTATCGCCGTCTAAGAATTGTGAGGTTGAGCCGCTAAGTTTCTTTAATAGCCCATGTCTGGTAGAGGAAGCATTAAGATCCGTGTTGTCGTCTGGCGTTGCTAGGTCGTCAAGCTTTAGGCTATCACTCCCGCCGCTTCTATGCGTATCCGCATGCGTAGATGGAACGGCTACCCCCCAAGCGCCATCACCTCTTAAGTATTGAGTAGTAGAGCCGCTCAGCTTAAGTAACAGACCGTGTCTGGTAGAGGAAGCATTAAGATCCGTGTTGTCGTCTGGCGTTGCTAGGTCGTCAAGCTTTAGGCTATCACTCCCGCCGCTTCTATGCGTATCCGCATGTGTAGATGGGACAGCCGAACCTGCGAAACTCTGCATCAACCACCTTTTACTGCCTGAACTCGTCCCTGGGTTTACGTCTGGAACAATAACGTTAGGCGAACTCTCAACCGCCGTAGATGTTGATACTTTATGGATATACCACACGTTGGTAGAAAATAGAGTAAAAGAAAAGTCTCCTACTACTAACGAATTACCATCAAACCTGTCTAACGCTACCGACGAACCCCCGGTTAGCAGGTTCGAATAGTATATTACGCTCATTTCTTCTCCTCTTTTGGCTTCTTAAGTTTTTCAATTTCCTGTTCAAGATACCTAATCTTAACATACTGCTCACCTAACAATTGCATTAATGTATCTGTCGTTAACTGGATCATTATAAGCCCCCTTTTTTTAGTCTGTCATCTAATTCCTTTATAGCACCTAACATAATAGAAATCAAGGATGATATCTCGGCACCATCACTTGACTTTTCAATCTTAGTTATCTCATTGCCCAACTCATCACGCTTTACTACAACTTCGAAAGGCTCGTCATTTTCATCTCTTTCCAAAATACTTCCATTAAGGCCTCTGGCAGGCTTGTAGCACGCTTTTGGCATTGACTTATAGTCAAGCATAGGCACGCCATAAACGGTCTCTTTAAACGGGTGTTTTTTGATGTTCTGCAACGCCTCGACATCAGATACTTTTGAACCGTCTTGTAATTCTACCCCTTCGTCAAACCAGCCTAGACATCCTGCATCGGTTAAAGTTTTATACTGGATATCGTTAAAATAATAAGTAGAAGAGCCAAGGCTTAATCCCGCAGCATCCCCAGGGTATAACAACGTGCCAGTAAGATACAGCTCGTAATTTCCATTGACTTTCCACTTCCAATTGTCAGCACTATGGTCATAAAGGAATGTCGCTGCGTTATTTGTGGCATCTCCTGCGATAAGACCCATAGCGCTGTTGGCTGCGCCTAATAACTGGATATAGCAAGCGCTCCCGCTCTCTGCGGTTATTACCGTTCCTGACACAGGGCTTGCGCCTGCACTGACGCCATCGGTTACATGCAAAGCGGTTAGTGGTGATGATTCTCTAATACCGACGTAGCAATCCTCAAAACATATTTCGTCTGTGGTTTGGTCATCAAAAACAATTCTTGCAGCGGAGGCACCAAGTCCTATCCAATCATCATCCTGGACTTGTATCCCCGTGCCATAAAAATATAATAGCGAATCAGACGCAATAGTAACAGTATTCCAAGGATTAGGAGAAGAACCTAGATATAAATTTTTAGGGTCGGTCTCACCAGTAGACTCTGCTATAAACAACCCCCAAGATACAGGTGGGGTGTCGTTATATACACATCTTACACCACATATAGGGTCACCCCCAGAGTTAAAGAACTCAATGAAAGAATAGTCATCCCCGTCTGACTGCAAAGTTAAGTCCCCACCAACGTTGATGTTAACAGAGCCTAGAACGTCAACGGTTTCTCCTACGGCAACCTTAATTTCTAAAGCACTACCAGTCCACTTAAAATAGCTATTAGCGTCCCCAATGTTTATCTTATAAGCGTCCGTGTCATAGCCTATAAAAAAACCAGCGTCCGTGTCTGCATAACTTGTCTTGCCAGCGCTATGAATATTGCTGGTATTGGCAACCTCAATAGAACCAGAAAAGTAAGCATTGCCTGACATATCAAGTTTGATTTTATCTGATAAGCCTTGCCGTAACCGTAGTCCATCTGTAGTATCGAAATATAGATTAGCGTAATTAAGGGATACGTCCCCAACAACAATGTCGGTTTTAGTATACCGGGCAACTGGCGTCCCATCTGACTTGTAGATATATAGCCCCTCCGTTCCGCTAACCGTTCCTACTTTTACTATAGCGTTACCTGAACCATCTAACATGGCAACGTAGCCATCCCCAACACCATTAAGCGCCAGCTTATCGCCTATAAAAACTGCGGTCTCGTCCACTTTATTTGGAGGCGTTCCTGTAGACACGGTAGAGTTAGGACCGGTCAAAACGGGCTTCCAATAGGACGTAGTAGTATCATCTGACATAGGAGGAGCAGCAAAACTTAGGTCCGTAAAATCGTCTAATGTATCCGAGAATGTTACTCCTTGGAACAGCAATCTAAGGTCTTTAGTTATCTTTATTTGGTCTATCAAAACGTCTATAGATGCGCCATAATTAGCGTGGTTGACCGTAATAATGTCATCCGGATTGAGATTTAAAAGCGTGCTTTTAGTTTCAAAGGATACTGTCCCATTAACCAGAAACCGACGTTGAAAATACATACTAGCTAATCGTTGACAATGATCCGCGCTCTGAACAAACGGGCACTCTAACGTTTCGCTGGAAGGAACAGTTTTATCCGCTTTTGCAGGGGTTAACACCGAGTCCAATACGTCCTGTGGCTCCCCGCTTATCTGAAAAGCTACATACCCGCTATCTGATAACTCTTGCTCAGATAAGGTAAAAGAGAAAGAATCCCTCAAAACATACGCATTATTTATAGTGCCTTGGCTCGTCTTTGATAATATCTGTATCTTTATGTTTTCGTCCACTATCAGTGTAGCGTGGCATTGATTTAGCAACTGTGATAATACTTTCTCGCTAGGCTGCTTAGTGTAATAAGCTCCGTTGAATGTCAGCCCCCACGAAGCGTAGGTAGTAGCCGCCGCGGCAAAGGAATTGGCATCTATTAAGCCCACAGGGACGCCCATGTCTGCTAAAACATACTGGACCACCCTCGCTGGATTAGTAGTATATTGAGTATCACTCCGATAGAATTCAACTAGCGCATCATGTAGATAGCTACCATTCTGCCATACCCCGTTAGCGTCTGCCGTTCCGTCACCATCGCTATCTGCTATAATAAATGTTGCAACCTTCCAAGTAGTAACCCCATCAGATTTGTTATACTGGTTAAAGGTATACCCCCCGCTGCTCCAAGTAGACTTTTGCCCTGACTCCCGTGGGCTTCTAACTTCTGATATAGTATATTGCGGTGCTACCGGACCCAGTAGATAGAATACCGCGTTATCAACTGGAACATATAAAGGGCGTATCGGTATGTAACACGTCCCGAAAGGAACGGGAACGCAATAATTATCCTCAGTTCTACTAACGTAAGTTTTCGGAGCATTGACCGTATACCGTGCTTGCATAAACGGCTTACCTGATGATAACCAAATACCCGATGCCAGCTTAGTTTTCGGGTAGTCCCCTTTCAAATAGTGTTGCAGGAAGTCCTCACAATGAAATATAAGGGATTGATAATACCCCTCTACACGATGAACGTAGAACCTCCAACGTCTAACAACTTCCCGATACGTCCCGTTGTATAACCGTAGCGATAACATAAGCTCCGCCCCTGTAAAGGATGAAGCCGTTAACGCATTGCTCTTATTAGATACCTTGAATATCAGTTCACTAGGCGCTTGGATACCGTTTTCTGACGACCCCCGCCGTATCTCCACCCCATCGAAAGAATATACCTTAAACGCCCAAGCATAATACGCCTCCGCTTGATACCCATGCAAATATGAAGTAAACTGCCCGCTTGTAGGGTCGTAAACTAATGGAGGATCGTCCGCATACGCGGGAACTGATTTAGTTGACCACCGATACACCGTCCCTGCTGTAGTTGTTATCTTGAATAGCCAGTCAACTTCTTTATACGCCCCCGCTATAAGATTACTCTGGTATGTAGATAGCCCTTGAACTGGCATTATGAAGACCTCCCCAATACCTTTAGAGTCACGGACGCAAATCCATGAAGTTCTGGCAGTGATATACTTCTGGCCACATCGCTAGCAAACCTAACCGTGTATTTATGTGTGTCCGTTGGGTGGTCCCATTTAAAGGATCTCGCTACCCCATTCCCCTTAGATGTGCTATGGTAGAAGTCAAATACCGTCCCGGCATCCGAGGATGACAGTCCGTCCCACTCTAAGTCAACATAAAATACGCTATCCGAATCTAATACAATCCGCTCCTCTGACCCGTCATCCCCTTCATGTATCACAACGTTCTTATTCCCCTTTTCTACTATCACACGATTAGGGCTTAGCGTTAGTGTGGTTGAAGAATCTGGGGCAACTACGCTTAGATAGTCCCACATCTCTTTAGCGCTCATTAATAACTATTCTCCTTCCGGATTATATACGGGTCTTTCTTATTATAAGACGCCACCATACGCGCCATTCCGCTATTGTAATCGATCTTCAAATCTTTAGGTTTTGCCATTTCGTTGGTGTATACCGCTACCTGTCTAATAAACGCTTTAATCTGTTTTAGTTCAGCCACTACGTCCGAATTATCCGCGATGGACGCTTTACCGGGTATCCCATTATTCATAGGCACGATAAGCTCCGTCCCATGTAATAAGGCAGAATAACCGCTATCGGGACCGGAGGATATGCCGCCCTGCGCGAAACCTTGCGTGTACGCGCTCATTAAAGATATCGTATCAGTTCCTAAAGCCGAAGCCGCAGCGTTATACCACGCCACTAAGTCCGCTAGACCAATCGGAGGATTGTAACTATACCTCCACGCCTTTATTGCCGCTGCACTACCTTTTGCATGCGCTCCGTAATATATGTCTTCCGGCGTCACACCTAAAGAAGAAATGGGCGTAAACCCGAAAGCCATAGTTGTTTCTGTGATTTGTGGCAGATTTACGTTGCCGCCTGGTTGATTAGTAACAGCAGTCGCCTCCCCACCCGTCCCCGTACTAGTACCTGTTGACACCCCTAGTGTATACCCAAACTTACTTGCCAACTCAGCCATAAATTTATCAATCTGAGCCGTAGCTTCGCTCGAATCAAAACCTAATTTAACTAAAACTTCTTGAACTACTGCCGGGGAGACTCCACTTATAAGCTTTGCTATCTGGTCAGAGGTAAATTGAGTAGACCCGGACGTGAGGTCAAAATTTAATCCTGCCAGGAATGTCCCTATAAATTTAGAATACCCAGGGACCTGTAGCATCATGCTAACTACATCCAATGCGGTTTTAGCATCTTGCGTAGTGTTTAGCTCCATTTGGAATGCAGTTAATAGACTAATAACCCCACTTTCGCCAGCGTAAGTCATAGCGTCCGATACCAATAGCACCATACGCTTTGCATCATCTGTAAGCCCTAGTATGTCAAATGTCAACTTAATTTCTTTATTGCCAGATATAGTGTCTAACAACTCTTTTAACGTAGTGGCTGTTTGAGCAGTAAATGTATCTATACCACCACCGCCAGACGTGGAAAACACGGTATAATCTTCAGGCAACGACCCTTTAAGAGTGTTAAGGTCCTGGATTATCTGCTGCACATAGCTAGCATAGTTAGTTCCCTTCTCCCCCTGCATACTATACGCCCCTATAAAAGATAGAAAATCCGGTATAAAAGAGTTTAGTTTCTGCATCGCCGCTTGCGCCTCTTCAGGCGTCTGCGCCCCTGCAACTGCTTCATATAGTGTTTTATACTGTTCCTCAAAAAACTCTTTGCTTTGGACAGGGGCCAACTTGCCCCCGGTCAATTCTAATATCATGTCATCAATAGACTTTCTGGTTGCTTCAAATGATTTAATCATCTGCTCCGTATTTGATGCTATGGCATTAGATACTTGGTTAGATTGCGCATGGTTTTGAGCGTCCTGATTCAATTGCGCTTCTGTAATCTCGTGAATGTTTTTGTTAATCTCCAGCAATTGTAGCTGTAAACTATTCGACTCATCAAAATAATTAGCCGCGTTAGGGTCCAATGCGCCTAACTTATCTATCGTCTGCCCTGCTAGCTGTTGCCACTCTGCCGCTCCAAACCCCGCTGTATATGTCTGATACAAGTAAGACGCAGCAGCCTCCGATGTGGACTTAAAGAAATCATGTAGGGCAACTGATAACCGCCGAGCCTCTTCTGCCGCGAACGCTGCCTCAACTCCCATGTCGTCAAACTGTCTGGTTATTTGATTAGCCGGCTGCCCTAAGTCTATAAATACGTCCCGTAAATTGCCCATGTCGTCTTTAACTTGTCTTGTCGCAGCGGAGAACCCCTCTAACTCAGGACGTGTCTCCTGCATCCATACCGCTATACGCTTCTGAGCATACTCATTTTTAATAGCCTCTAACGCTTCCTCCTGTTTTTCAAGCACCCCCGTAGAATACGCGTCTAGTCCTAACGCTTTGAGATCTTTCGATGCCTGGCTAAACACCTCAGATACCACTTTTATTTCTTTCTGGTATGATGTCAAATTCCTAGAGTCAAACGCGTCTACAAAGTCTTGAACGCCCTTGCCTATTTCCAAGGCCATCCCTTGCCATACCTCACGCAATTGGCCTTCGAGTATACTTATGTCGTCAATTAGTTTTCTTCGTTCTATATTTAGGTTGTCTATGTCTGATGTAGGCATTTTAAGCGCTATCGCAGCGATCATCTGTTCCGTAACTTTCCCTAACTGTTCCTCCAAATCCTCGGTTGAAAAGTCTTTTTGCGCTTGTTCCCATTTGCTGCTATATTCGGAGTCGGCTCTGGTAACATACTGGTCTATCCAGGACTTAGTATTGGCATCAATGGCTTTTCGTAACTCGTCTAAAGACGCTTGAAGCTTTTGCAACGATTCGTCCCCTGAAGAGCCTTTAAGCATACGCTCGATCCTAGGTCCTAGTAAAGCGGCACCAACTGCAAGTCCAACACCAATGCCACCAATAGATAGCGCACTTAAGCCAGCCCCCGCTCCGAGCGCCCCCGCCCCGGCGCCCACTCCAGTTGCACCCGCCCCCGCTCCGACACCAGTAGCCCCGACGCCTGCGCCTATCATACCGGTACCTAGCCCAGCACCAATGCCGCTACCCACAACCCCCGATAGGCTGGTGGTCAATCTCATAGCCGCCATCTCGGCTATCATGTCCGCCCAATACTTCACCAAAATATCCGTAAAACGCTTAAAATAACTTTCGAAGCTATCTAAGTCCATATGCACCGCATCCACTAGAACACTTGAAAAAGTAGACTTCATTTCCGATATGACGCTATTCCACCCCTCAACAAGCTTTTGCTGATACGCATCAAACTCGTCTGCGGATTGCTCCAGCGCTTTTTCTTCGATCTTACGTTTCGCCGCCCACGCTTTTTGCGCGTCCTCCGTTGTCGCGGTTAAAACTCTTTCATACTCCGCTTCATATATTTCCAATTGGCTAGTTAGCCGACTTACTATGTCCGTCCGTATCGGCAAGTCTAACTGGCCACCAGCACCCATAGCTTCACTAATAGCGCTTCGTATGCTATCAATCTTGTTTTTGAGCTCGTCTACACTGCTGTAATCTATGGCATACCCAAACATCGCACGATAAGACGCCATGGCCTCTGTAGTTTTGCTTACTGTATCTTGTAACTCCTTCTCCCCTTCTAACCGCTCTAATAAAGCAGCATAACTGTCTTTCTCTAACGCCGCCCCTATATCCGCCTCTTTCTGTTTTTCCTCAGCAATACGTTTTCTCATTCGAGCTTCATATTGGAGTATCTCTTGGGTTTGCTTTAAGGATAACTCACCAAGAGCAGCACTGACTTGATCAGTCTCAATATTGTCTTTTTTAAATTTATTGAGCGCCGCTTCCGAGTCCGTTTTGTATTTCAATACGTCAGCATGCTGTTTTTCGATATCAAGATATTCGGACAATGCTAAATTATTAGCCCTCTTATCGTCCGCCAGTTGTGATACAAGTTTTTGCTGTTTTTCGATCGCATCATTTACTTCACGTATTTGGCCTAGCCCTACTATCCCAATAGTCTCATTGATTTGACGCCCCCCCGTTGCCTCCATATCACTTTTAATCTTAACTAGCCTTTCAAGTTCTTCTCTTGCTTTAGTTAACTCACTTACATTATAGGTTGGCGCAGTGGCCTTCATCATATTGCGCTCTTGCAGTTTGTTGATCTGCTCTAACACAAGTCCTATAGGGGTATAATTGCGTATATCTGCCCCAAATAAGTTATTGAGACTGTCAAACAGCTTACTAAACGCCCCAACAGACGCTGTAAACGCCACCCCTTTTTTGCCAAACAGCAATATACTTATAAGACCAACTTCTCGTATTTCGGCATCCATGTTGCCGTAAAAATCAGCCATAAAGGATAACAACGGTCGTATAGTTTGGTATACGTCCGCTACCGCCCTCCCCGCATCTACCATACGATCTACTAGCATAACGGACAATGCTTCTTTATTCGCCCCTATCCAATTAGTTATGTAGTCCATTAACTCCTTTAGCTGTCCTGAGTTCTTCATAAATAAATCTAAATTAACCGCCTCTAGCATAGATACTAACTTCTTAGCCGACCCCCAAGTTGATTCCCGGAGAGACGTCCCTAAACTGTCAGCCTCCCCTTTAGCGTTACTCAGCTCATTCGCTAATTGTCTATACCCGTCTATGTTATCTTTCAACACTAGCACACTTTTAGACGCAATTATACCATAGGCTTTAACATACTCGTTAACACCCCAGTGCGCTTCTCTAGCCTTTACTAGATTTTCTATAAGCCCTGTTACCCCGTTTCCAAATTCCCTAGACGCCCTGATATTCCGTATAAGTGCCTGCCTTAAGTCCGTTCCTGCGTCCGACCCCTTAATACCCGCGTTGGCCAGCTGTCCCAACATAGCGACCGTGTCTTGTATAGAATACCCGAACGACTTGGCCACAGGTGCCACATACCGTAGCGCGTCCCCAAGCTCTCTTACGTTGGTATTACTTCTATTAGCGGCGGCCACTAGTAGATTGTTTATGTCTGACAGCTCCGTAGCATCCTTGCCAAAGGCTCGTAATACATTAGAGGATATATTTGCCGCCTCTTCTAAGGACAGAAACCCCGCAGTCGCTAAATTTAGCACCCCAGGCAATGCGGCTATAGACTCATTGACGTTAAATCCCGCCTGAGAAAACAGGCGCAGCGCTGTTGCGGCCTCCAAAGCCGTGTATTCAGTATCCATACCCATCTTTCGGGCAGCCGCGGTTAACTGGTTAAATTGGTCCTCGGTTGCGCGAGTAATCCCTTTTACCAGTATCATAGTTTTTTCAAACTCCATACCTGCTACCGCCAACTTTTTCACCCAATTATATAGCTGAACCGCTGCCGTAGTTGCAGCAGTAAACCATACCGCTAAATTAATACTCTTCA